TGTGTTGACTAAGATGGCAAACCACGCTTTTAATCTTGGATTTAATGTTCTACAAGTCTTCTTTGAAGACAACCCAAAGGTTATCCAAAGAAAACATTTTACTTTATGGACAGGAGTTCATCCTGACGATTTGTCTGACCAAAAAGACGAAGTAATGAATAAAGTTAATGAGATTCAAACGGAGATGCCAAACAAGTTAATCTTGAAAAAACTACCTTCAGACACAATGACTATGTTGCAAATCAAAAATCAAATTAGAAAGATGGTTGCAGATGGTATAAAAATTGATATGATAGTTTTGGATTACATTGACTGTATAGTTCCTGATAAGAACTTGGGTGATGAATGGAAGAGTGAGGGTTCAGTGATGAGAGCATTTGAAGCTATGTGTCACGAGATGAACATTGTAGGTTGGACCGCAACACAAGGTAACCGATCTTCAATCTCATCAGAAGTGGTAACAACAGATCAAATGGGTGGATCAATCAAAAAAGCACAAGTCGGACACGTTATTATTTCAGTGGCAAAAACATTACAACAAAAAGAAATGAAGTTGGCCACTATTGCAATAACTAAGTCAAGAATCGGTGACGATGGGGTTGTGTTTGAAAATTGTAAGTTTGACAACGCAATGTTGGAAATAGATACAGAAAGCACTACAACGTTCTTAGGTCTTGAAGAACAAAAAGAAGAAAGACAACGACAACGAGTTAGGGAACTTTTAGAAAAAAGAAAACAAAGAGACACCCAATCTCAAAACAATTAACAAAATAAATTTACTTTAAAATGGATATATCACAAAGAATATTAAGTGACATTACGGTGTATATGAAGTATGCTAAATTTCTTCCTGAAAAAAATCGAAGAGAAACATGGGAAGAATTGGTAACAAGAAACAAAGAAATGCACCAAAAGAAATACCCACAAATTAAGGATGAGATTGAGGAAGTTTACAAAATGGTATACGACAAAAAAATTCTTCCATCAATGAGATCTTTACAATTCGGTGGAAAACCAATTGAAATTTCACCAAACAGAATTTACAATTGTGCTTACATGCCAATTGACCATCCCGATGCTTTTTCTGAAACAATGTTTTTATTGTTAGGTGGAACAGGAGTTGGGTTCTCAGTTCAAAAACACCACATTGAGAAATTACCTGAGATTAAAAAACCAAACCCAACAAGAACAAGACGTTACCTTATTGGTGATAGTATTGAAGGATGGGCAGATGCAATTAAAGTATTAATTGAATCTTATTTGGGAATTAAATCATCAACACCTATTTTTGATTTCTCTGATATAAGACACAAAGGAGCACTTTTGGTAACATCAGGAGGTAAAGCGCCTGGACCCCAACCACTTAAAGATTGTATTCACCACATTACAAAAGTTTTTGAAAATAAAACTGATGGTGAAAAATTAACACCAATTGAAACTCACGATATTGTATGTCATATTGCAGATGCTGTATTAGCGGGCGGTATTAGAAGAGCGGCACTTATTTCATTATTCTCGGCAGACGATGAAGAAATGATTTCTTGTAAATCGGGAAATTGGTGGGAACAAAACGCACAAAGAGGTAGAGCAAATAACTCGGCAGTTCTTCTTCGTCACAAAATTACTAAAGAATTCTTTATGGGTCTTTGGAAAAGAATTGAGTTATCAGGGGCAGGAGAACCTGGTATCTATTTGTCAAACGACAAAGATTGGGGAACTAATCCGTGTTGTGAGATCGCACTTCGACCTAACCAATTCTGTAACTTATGTGAGGTAAACGCATCTGATATCGAATCACAAGAAGATTTTGAATCAAGAGTTAGAGGAGCGGCTTTCATTGGAACATTACAAGCGGGTTATACCGACTTCCATTACTTAAGAGATGTTTGGAAAAGAACAACTGAGAAAGATGCGCTTATTGGTGTTGGAATGACAGGAATTGGATCTGGTGTTGTTTTAGGTTATGATATGAAAGCGGCGGCTGAAATGGTTAAACTTGAAAATGAAAGAGTTGCTAAACTTATTGGTATTAACAAATCTGCAAGATCAACAACTGTTAAACCATCAGGAACGTCATCATTGGTGTTGGGAACTTCTTCAGGAATTCACGCATGGCACAATGACTTCTACATTAGAAGAATTCGTGTTGGTAAAAATGAGGCTATCTATTCTTATTTGGCAATCAACCATCCTGAATTAGTTGAAGATGAGTACTTCCGTCCACATGATACTGCGGTAATCTCAATTCCACAAAGATCTCCTGAAGGGTCAATTCTTAGACATGAATCAGTATTCCAAATGTTGGAGCGTGTTAAGAAAGTTTCACAAGAGTGGGTTAGAAATGGACATAGAACAGGTCAAAACACACACAACGTATCTGCAACAGTTTCAATTAAAGAAGACGAGTGGGATTTAGTAGGTGATTGGATGTGGAATAACAGAAAATTCTATAATGGTTTATCTGTACTTCCATACAACGGAGGAACCTACACCCAAGCACCTTTTGAAGATTGTACACAAGAAGATTTCGAAAGACTTATTAAAACATTACACGATGTAGATTTAACAAAAGTAATCGAACTCCAAGATAATACTAACCTATCTGGCGAAGCTGCTTGTGCCGGTGGTGCTTGTGAAATAGTATAAGTTATGACGGTAAGTGCATCAAATGATTGGATACAACAGTTATATGTTCGGGAGATTACAAAAAAATCTCCTGAACCTGACTTCTATAAAGATGAAAACGGTAGGTTTGTAATGACAGAATCTTTTCATATAAAAAGAGGTAGTTGTTGTGGTTCACGTTGTAAACACTGCCCTTATGAACCTCTATACCAAAAGGCAAATACAAACTTAAAAGAATCCTTACGAAAGTAGGGATTTTTTTTTATTGTTTATTAGAAACAATTATCTGTTATATTTATTTGATATGAATACAGGAATTTCATACGGTATTTCTTTTCCATTTAGAGACTCTTTCGTTGGTAAATATTTGGATGTATCCAACACCAATGAAGAAGAAATAAGAAACTCATTGGTACATCTCATTTTAACTAAAAAAGGGACTAGATATTTTTTACCCGAATTTGGTACGAGACTATATGAATATATTTTTGAACCTTTAGATGGACCAACGTTTTCTGATATCGAAGCGGATATCAGACAATCTATTGGTCTTTTTATGCCTAACTTAATAGTTACACAAGTGACGATAGAACCAGCTTCTGCCGGTTTAGAAGATAAAGGTTATACTGTAAATGAATATAAAGAAAGAGAATTTAAAGTTCCTAACATTTCACAATTAGAACACACAGCAAAAATTAAAATAGACTATAGAGTCACAAATCAAGCATTTGAAAGTAGTGATTTTGTTATTATCAATATTTAATATTATATGGCAGAGAAAAAAATATCCTATACTACCCGTGATTTCCAAGGAATAAGAACGGAATTAATTAATTTCACTAGAACTTATTATCCTGAATTAGTCCAAAACTTCAATGATGCGGGAATATTCTCGGTATTGTTAGATTTAAATGCTGCCGTAACAGACAACCTACAATTTCAAATAGATAGAAGTATACAAGAAACAGTACTTCAGTTTGCACAACAAAAATCATCAATCTATAATATTGCACGAACTTATGGTTTAAAAGTACCGGGACAAAGACCATCGGTTGCTTTGGTTGATTTCGCAATAACAGTTCCGGCTTTTGGTGATCGAGAAGATTTAAGATACTGTGGTATTTTACGTCGAGGGTCACAAGTTAATGGTGCTGGACAACCTTTTGAAACGGTTTATGATATAGATTTTGCATCACCAATAAATGCGGAAGGAACACCAAATAGATTAAAAATACCTAATTTCGATGCTAATGGTAATTTGATTAATTACACCATCACAAAGAGAGAAGTTGTTGTAAACGGAGTTACTAAAGTCTTTAAAAGAGTGATCACACCAAATGACATAGTACCATACTTCCAATTGTTTTTACCTGAAAAAAATGTTTTAGGTATAACTAGCGTTTTATTAAAAGATGGTACACAATATTCAACAATACCACAACCACAAGATTTTATAACTTTAGGACCTGATAAATGGTATGAGGTACAGGCTTTGGTACAAGACAGAGTTTTTGTAGAAGATCCTACAAAACCTTCTGATCAACCTGGTATAAAAGTGGGAAGATACATCTCAACATCACAAAAATTTATTTCTGAATATACACCTGAAGGATTTTGTAAATTAACATTTGGTGGTGGAAATATTTCTGCCGAAGAACAATTAAGAGAATTTGCAAGAGACGGAAAAGGATTTGATATTGCAAGATATGCAAATAATTAGGTTTGGGTAGCACATTAAAATCAAATAGTACTTTATTTGTTCAATACAGAATAGGTGGTGGTGCTGGTAGTAATTTAGGTATTAATACTATAAATCAAATTGGTACTGTTTCATTTTCAGTTAACGGACCTTCAGCGGCAATAAACACTTCAGTTGTTAATAGTTTAAGATGTAATAATGTTACCGCAGCAATTGGAGGGGCAAACGCACCAACTACTGAAGACGTAAGACAAATGGTTTCATTTAATTTTGCGGCACAAAATAGAGCGGTTACGGTTAATGATTACGACTCAATAATTAGAACAATGCCATCAATATTTGGGGCACCCGCAAAAGTTGCAATAACAGAAGAAAACAATAAGATAAAAATTAAAATGTTATCTTACGATACTAGTGGGAATTTAACTGACGTTATCTCAAACACATTAAAACAAAACGTAGCAAATTACCTTTCTAATTATAGAATGATCAATGACTACATTTCAATCGAAAGTGCACAACCTATCGATTTGGCAGTTGAATGTGATGTTGTTTTAGATAGTTCACAAAGTTCTGGTGCGGTAATTGCGAAAGTTATTGAAATAATATCAAATTATTTTAACCCATTAACAAGACAATTAGGTCAAAACGTTGTGGTATCTGAATTAAGAAGATTAATACAGGCTGAAAATGGTGTTATAAGTATTTCTGACATGAAATTTTTTAATTTAGTAGGTGGTCAATACTCTTCATTTGAAACTTCACAAACATATTCAGATGCAACAACACGTCAAATTGAATTATATGCTGACACTATATTTGCTGAACCATCACAAATATACCAAATTAGGTTCCCTAACAAGGACATTACGGTAAGAGTTTTGAATTTAAAAACCGTAAGTTTTTCATAGTAATTTATTTTTTGATTTTGAAACCTATTTTTTGAAAATAGGAAATAAACTATTTATCAAAAAAGAAAAATTTAATGCCTAAATCATATAGAATAAGAACACAAGTCGGTGTTGATAAATATATCAATGTAGAGTTAGATCAAGATTTTGAATTTTTGGAAATTCTTTCATTGAAATTATTGTCTGAAGATGTCTACACAAGATTTTGTTCAGATTATGGAGTTGTTGTTGGTAGAGTTTTAGTTAACAATGGTTTTGGAGTCCCTAATGCTAGAGTATCAGTATTCATTCCATTAGAAGAACAAGATCAGTTAAACCCAATAATTGCAGAATTATATCCATATCAAGATTTATCATCAAGAAATGAAGAAGGTTATAGATATAACCTTTTACCTAAAGACCCTTCTTATATTGGTCATCAGGCAACAGGAACATACCCAACAAGAGGAAATGCTTTAATGGATCAGTCATACATTGAGGTGTACGACAAATACTATAAATTTTCTGTGAAAACAAACGAAAGTGGGGACTTCATGATTTTTGGCGTACCTCTTGGAGAACAAACCATAGTCATGGACGTTGACTTATCGGATATAGGATGTTTTTCACTTTCACCACAAGATTTGATTCAACAAGGAGTTGCGACAGAAGATCAAGTAGATGGTGCAAGTTTTAAAACTTCAACTAATTTAGATTCTTTACCACAAATAGTTAATTTAAATTTTAATGTCGATGTAAGACCTTTATGGGGTGATTTAGATGTGTGTCAAGTTGGTATAACTAGAGTTGATTTTGATCTTACTAAATTGGCTAATATAAAAATAGAACCTTCAGCCGTTTTCATGGGATCAATAGTATCAACAACAAATGATGACGCATTAAAAATTAGTTGTAAACCAAAAAACAATACAGGAAACTTATGTGAATTGATTGCCGGTGAAGGACAAATAATGTCAATCAGACAAACTGTAAACACAGATGATGATGGATACCCAATTTTGGAACAATATAATTTAGAAAATGATGGTAAAATAATTGATGGTGACGGATCATTTTTAACTAATCTACCAATGAACTTAGATTATGTTGTGACAAATGAATTTGGGGAACAAATAATATCAAATGACCCAACAAAAGGTATACCAACAAAAGGAAAATACAGATTTAAATTTAAGTGGGTTAATAAAGAACAAAATTTAACTTTATCTGATGTCCAAAAAGAAATTGACAAACAGATAAATAAAGTAAAAAAAGAAGTCGGTATTAAGGAACAAGACTACAGCGGTAATTTCCAAAGAGCTCATTTTTTAGTACCAAACATTAAAGAGTATGGGTGGTCAACTTACGATAAAGATCCTTTAGAAAAGAAAAAACCAACAACATTTTCTTATCAAATTTCGGCAAATAATAACATTGGACCCACGCAGATTATCGGACCTTCAGTATTACAATTTGTGAGTGCCCCTAATACATCTTCATATATCATCTATTTAAATGGTCAACAATATTTTGGTGATCCTAATACAATATCTTTACCCGGTGTTACTTCATTTTATATTGATGGTACCGCAATAGATCCTAATCAAACACAAGATTTTACTTATACCGAATATCCTGAAGAATTATATTACTTATTTGCATCATATGCTTTCTCACTTGATTGGAATGATTACGGTAATACACAGATGGTACAAGAGGCAATTGATTGTGAGGACAGATTCTATGAATTTAATTATAACAAAGTCTATACCACAGCAATGTTCCTTGACAGATATAAAAATGGTATCGGTAGAGCAAAACATTTAGGTATAAAAGAAATAGATGATAGAAGTTGTGCCTCAACAAATAATACTTTTCCTGTAAATGATATTATCAGAAACTTTGACCCAATATTTTTTGTTTTTAACATATTCACAAATATTTTAATATATCCACTATTAACACTATTATACGTTACACATTTTGTGGCATTTATTTGGCCAATATTAAAATGGGTATTATTATTTTTAGGTATTAGATGGACGGTTAATTCAATACAAGATTCTGCGGTCGCTATTGATACTGCGGCTGAAGCCGTTAATGACTTATTAAGTCTTGTTTCATTCACATTGGCAGGACCTGTCATTGATCCAGGTCTTACACCTGAATTAATAAAGGATACTTTAGCTGCGGTCAGAGACGCCGCATACGCGATTGCTAGCGTCGCTTCCGCAGTAGTGTTTACGGCATTTATTACTAATGCAATATTTGATTTTACAACAGGTACATTTAGAAGATTAAGAATACCAAGATTAGGATTCCCAATGATAACATACAATGATTGTACAACATGTGAATGCGAATGTAATACCGCAGAATTAGATGACGATGTAACACCACAATCAATCCAAGATGAAATAGACCAACAAATCGCCAATTCAGGTGCTGGATCTAGCTTGGAGTTGGCAACACCAAATAGTTTTTTAGCTCCTGTAAATTCACCAGGATCTTACAACATTAGTCACCCAAATTTAAACCAAAACCCAATAGACTCAAACGACCCTGATGATGGGTATTTTTCTTGTGGTGGATTAATTAACGATTTTCAGTCTTTTTCTTATACTTTACAACAACAAGATGTTGAACCTGAAGTTGTTGTAAGGGCTAATTTTGATTTTTTAAGAATCTTTTCGGGGTACGACATTATAAATTCAACTGATCCTATAAAATTAACAACACAAGAAAAATATCTTTTACACGCACCCCAACCATTCCTTTGGTCTGCAGGGAAAACATCGGGTATAAACAGAAGATGGTTCGCAATTCCAACAACAGTTACGTATCCACAAAAATTAAATGATTTTAATACTCGTGATAAATACTTCTCAAATTCGGGAACAGGTATTGGGCCAAATAGAGTTAAAGTAAACGTAAATAACTCGCCAAATAGTTTTTATGATCAAGTAATTGTTGTTTTAGCAAATCCTGGAACATCATCTTATTTAGGTACAGGACAATTATTCTCATTCCAAGATCCCGCATTATCAAATTCATTTGTAAATTTAACAGGAGCATCATTTAATCAATTTCAAACAAACTCAATTACAGGTGTTACATTTACAGGACAAACAACCATAAATGTTGGATATGGTAACTTTAATAATATTAACGCCACCTCAAATTTATTTGCTCAAGTTGTTA